TAATTTCCTCTTGGTGTTGATTAGTTTCTTTTGAGGATGTGTTAAGTACCACTGTCGGTGACAATCACGACACGAACTATAATGCCCGTCTGATTTCTGTTTATCAATTGGGAATTGGCTAGGCCACTTTTTCTTCCCACATTTAGAGCAAGTCTTCCTCTGGATTTTCATATAAATTGGTCAAAGATAATTTTCAAAGCCTCTCTCCATCCTAACTTAAGGTGTTTCATTTCTTGTGTCATTTCTTCAATCGGTGGCTGATCGTCCGCTATCCCCATCCCTTTATAAGTGTATTGTCTTATTATTACATCCACTTCGTATCTGGGGTAGTTTGTTGTCGACATGGTTTTATTGTAGTATCATTGTAACCTGTTTGTCAAGTGATTTTTATTTTATTTAATCTATCTTTCATGAGTTTGCCCACCGCTTCCAAACTAAACTTCTCTTCTACCAACTCCCTGCCGTCCTCTCCCTTTTTCTTTGCCTCACTCTGATTTTCGTAGCACCACCTCATCGCCCTCTTAAGAGCATCCACGTCAACGTCAGCCCATTTCTGATCAGGTAGATACCAAACGTCGTTCCTATCAACATTTCTCACCGGGATCATCTTACAGGGAACTAGCTTAGCGACATCTCCGATGTACTCGTGAATCCCCCCCGCATTGGTTGAGATAACAAAATTCCCCATCAGCATAGCCTCCATCTGTGGGATTCCCCACCCTTCCCCTCTGTGGGCCGAAACATAACAGTTGAAAGTTTTGTGAACCCGGTACATCCCCTCTCTGGTCAGCAAATCCGTGTAAGCGTAAACTGGAGCGTAGTTTTTGAGTCCCAACGCTTTTTTTACCATCTTTATATAGCCCTTCACCAAACGTCTCTTCTCCGGCGTGAAGTTATCCACATAGGTTTTCAACACCAACGAAACATTGGGGGTATTCTCGAACTCCTCCCAAAATGCTCTCAAGAGCGCCGCCGGGTTTTTCCTCTCTGTCCACTCAAAGATCGAATAAAACGCATAATCTTTCTCATTCGCCGCCATAAACGGCTTCACATCAGGAGCTGGTGTTTTGATTGCCTCCGGGATGACGAAAATTGGAACTTTGACACCCGCTTTGCGAATCGCCGCGGCATTAAATTCACTCCCTGTCCAAACCTCCTGACACATGTTCGCCCCTTTAGCAAAAGAGGGGGGTAATTTGTCTGTCTCCCAAAACACTCGGCCAATATGGTACTTATAAGGCTCAATGAACTGACCGTAAATATTAGGAGTGGTGTGCAAAATCTTGATTTTATAATCCCCCGTCCTCCTGGCGCATTCCATCGCCAACTTCCCCAATTCCCCAAACTCGCCAATTTCTAAACAATGCTTAGTATAATTTCCGATCACGCCAATACCTGCGGACATCAAAGCACCTATATCATGTCTGTTAGCTTCCCCGTATCCAGAATAATCTAGAGCCGGGCCGCAATATTTTATGTTCATTTTCGTTTAAATTTTTTGATATCTTTTTTCGTCGTCGAGCTTGATTAACTTGCCGCAAGAACCACAATTGATCGAAACACCCAACATTTTGTTGGAGGTCTTGATGGCAACCTTAGTACAAGCAGGACAAGCGTATCTGAATTTCACCGCCGGGGTTTTCACCTTGGGCTTTGAAATTTTTGCCTCTTTGACTTTTTTTGTTTTAGCCATATTCAATCCTAAATAATAACTACACCTGTTCTAATTCTAGTACATTTTTGTTCTTTTTTTCGGACATAGGCATGTCGTATAGAGTTTTTACCAATTCCCCAATCATCAAGGCGGTTTTCTTCAACGTCCAGCGCTGAACGTATCGACTGGCCATTCTTCCCTTTTCTACCGCTTCGTCGGGATGTTCATAAACATACCTCATTTGCTTTCTTAGATCGTCGACATCACAGATCACCATCTTTCCAACGTCCTTGCCTTTGTACCGTCTGTAGAGGGCCGGGCATTCCTCCTTAACTTTAACCTCAAACATCTTATCAGCATCAAAATACTCCGAAAGCCCATGAGCATTAGGAATGATAGCCGGGATTCCTGTGGCCATAGCTTCCAATGGAGTCATTCCAAATCCCTCTCCTCTGCTTGGAAAAACATAACAGTCTGATCCCTCCAATAAATCCATCATTTGCTTCCCGTTGTATTTCTCACAAATCACCTTAATGTTGGGATATTTCTTCGGATTTATGAATATCGGTGCGGCGAGTAGGGTAGTCTTTAAAATGAGTTTAACTGGCTCGTCATGTTCGAACTCCTGAGTGAATGCTTTAAATACTTCGGTGAATCCCTTCCTAATATTGAAGGCGTTGTAGTGTACGAAAACAAAATCCTCTTTTCTCCTGTCTTTGACCTTTCTGGGAACGTACTTATAAATCGTGTCATCGTAGCCCAAAGGAATCACGTCAGACTCTATCCCCGATCTTTTGAACACCTCCTGACACCACTTAGACGGCACTAACACCTTGTCAACAGCTTGCAGGTAATCTATCCAATCATCTGGTATCTTCGTGCTTTCAAACATCGTATAAAGAACCTTTATCGGAGTACCCATCCTCAATGCCGAATAAGGACTGTGCAGTAAAAATCCAACTTTCTGATCATCAAACGAACTCGATACGCCAATCCCCAAATCCTTCAGGCCGTTAAATAAGCTTTGACTCGCCACTCCATAGCCGTCTTTACCGCCGGGAGCGACCGAAGCGAAATAAACACCCCTCTTCCAACCGTCATTCGGGATTGCTTTCTCCTGCCCTTTCATTTCCTCTCTTCTCTTGGCATCTTCAATCTTCAATCTTCTCTCTTCGTGGTGTACCTTGATCTCTTCTTTGGATAATGGCTTAAATCCTTTTGTGTCTAGGAGTTTTTGATACTGTTTTTCGTCATCCACACAGACTATTCTTCCACCCGGGTTCGTTATATAAGGCATAAATCACTCTACAATGACAGGACAATAAAATCAAGATGCGATGTCGGGAATCGAACCCGATCCGGCTGGGTTTTTACACCCACCATGCACCGTACAACACAAAGCAAATTGACATGATAAGGAGTCTGCCGACTCGTCTTTATTATACCAAAAAACCCCCGGAGTCCATCGCCCCGGGGGTCGGCTTGTTGTCTAATCGAACTTAGACTGATTCTATCTCAACGATCCTTCGTTGATCGAGTATTTCTACTCCGAACAGGAAGTCGAGGGTCAATTGGTGAGCGCCAAGGTCGGCGTTGTACCAAAAGAGAGATCTGAGACTTAGCCCTATGTCTGGGTTGTTTATCACAGCAGAAGCCCCACCAAATCCTTTGGGGACGGGGAGAGGTCTACTAGCAACTACCAAACCATTCTTGGTATATGCCACGTTGTGGTAAGCAACTGGAGAGCCAGAAGTCGGAACTAATTGAGATTCCCAAGTTTCGATCCCGTAGGTTCGAATTACTTGACCATCTTTAATACTCTTGCCTGTGCCTCGTGCATCGTAACGGGAGTATTTATCAGTCCCTAGTAAATCATTAAATACTGTGCCGTCACAGTAGAAATGCCGTTGTTCGAGTTTTGGCACTTTCTGCTCGGAAAAGAACTTGCGGATAGCAAGCATTGAGGAGTCGATCGTAGTATCGCTGGTGCGATCCCAAGACACGGTGTTTTCAATACTGGCGTGCAAGGCTAACAAGGCACTTTCAAGAGATTCCGCCAAGGCGATAGCTCCATCCTCAGCATACTTCATTTGAGTATTCTGATTCTCCATTACTTTCGTAACGTCATCGATGGTGAAAGTAACTTCTTTGTGAGTATCGAGGGTAACTTCGACATTAGTTCCCGTCGGGTTCTGTTTCGTGAAATTCTCACCGACTGTTTTGTCATTAGCTGTGACAGCGCCAGTCTTCGGCACTTGGATCTTATCTCCGACTTGAGCAGTATCCCAGTCTGAATCTCTGCTCACGGTGCGAGCAAGGTTCATGTAGCTTGCAAACCTTTGCAAACATTTCTGAGCTATGATTGTCGGAATAAAAACCGCATTGGTTGTTTGGTCTAATACATCTTCGGCCATTTTTATATCCTTTAACTAAATAATAGTTGTGGGATTCTCGTTACTGTGGCAAGTCTTGTTCAATCTCTCCCTTACCCACCGCTTCCATGATTTCTTTTTCGTTTTCTTTAAAGAATGTAGCGTCTTGAATTTGCGAGTGTTTGAATTTGGGCTTGGCATTACCTCCCCCGGCTGGACTTGTTCCAGTTCCCACGTCCGATTGAGAGCCATCCCCTACTAAGTAGGTTTTTTCCTCGACTAGACTTTTGACCGCTTCGTCAACTCCTGTTAGAGAGCCGTCTTCCTCTGTTTTAATAGAGGAGCGATCGATGAGCTTTAAAACTGCCTCAGGATCAACTACATTGGCTTTTACAGCCGCAGATCTGATTACGCTATCGACTTTCGTCTGAGATAACTTTGATTCAAGTTCTGCTATTTTCGTTTTCTGTTTATCGACAACCGCTTCGAATTTTTTACCTTTTAGTAACTTCTTCTCTGCGAGAGCCTCCTGCTTTTTGATGTAGTCATCAGCCTTCTTTGCCTTATCGCTCAATTCCTTGAAACGAGGGTGTTTCCAGAGTCTTTCATCTTTAAACACGGTAGCAATGTCTTGATCACTCAGCTTAGAGGGATCAAAGGGCATAATTTTTGGTTCTTTTTTCGTTTTCTTTTTAGGCATATTATTCCTCTTCGTTTTTTACGTGCAACGCCACTTCAGATAATGATTCAGATTATCACTCAATAGATATGACTGTCAAGCGTACGTACCTGTTTTATAATCATAAGCCTTTGTCCTTTTAGCAATCCCCGGACTAATCACATTGATGGAATGTCGGCAATTAGGGTGAAATAATCCGGTCGATTCTGCCTCGGTCAATGTTTGGTAACCTTTCGTCGCTCCAGTAAGTGAGAGTATTTTGCCCTCCCATGGTCGACACAGAGGACATTCATCGGAGTGATCTGACACTTCCACTAAGTCATAACCATTTTCGGCCACCCGGTTGACCAATCCAGTATTCCTTGCCTCCACCGTTTTTGTCCGTATTAACATCTCAGTATATCGATCCAAACTCCAACGCCGACCACCTTTATCGATTAAGGAATAAAGCCCCTCGTCTATCAAAACACCTTTCACGTACCTCTTGATTTCCCTCAAAGCCTTACCTGCAATCGTCCCCTCGGCCATCCGATATTTGATTTCCTCTTTAACGGCCTTATTTAGTAGCAAATTCGCACTCCTCTTTACCCCTGTGATACTTTCCGCAAAGGCCCGGGTAGTGTCATCGATCAGCGCCGCCACCGCCTCCTGATGAATGATGTTGAAACCTTTCTCGACCTCTAACACAACGCCCTGTCGTTTGAATTGTTTGACCGCCGCATCAGCTCCTACTTTGTAGTGGTGAGGTATCTCCTTCTCAATAAATCCCTTAACATCAGCCCCTAATCTCTCAAGTATAATCTCAACCTGAGCCAAGATAGCCCGGCGATTGTAAACACCAAAATTAGTCGCCCCATTTATCTCTGAAACAATCTTTTTATATGCTCGTTTGTAAAGTCTGACCACCTTGGCCAGCTCCCTATCGCTTAGTCCCGCCTTCTTTGGATATAGCACCTTTTACCTCCGCTTTCTTTTTAACCTGTTGGATTTTCTTAAAAGGATTGTTCCCAACGGTTGTCTGAGGCATCATAACTTCTTTTTCTTTCTTTATTTCCGCCGCTTTTTGTTTAGCAGTTTCCTCATCCACCTGATCAATCCTCATGATTGCGTCAACGGTCGTAGTAGTCCCGGCATCGATCCTCTTGTTTTCGTTCTCAATTTGCTCGACCAAATCCTGAGGCAATCCATCAGCCCAATCAAGTTCCGGCATGACAACCTCACCTTTAAGTTTTAAATTCTTCTCTCCAACACCGATGTTCCAAGCCTTTGACAAGAGTTGCGCCCTATAAATAACATCTTTTATTGCGTGGTTGTAATAAAGCCTCTTCCTCGCCGCTTTAGCGACGGTTCTAAGTAGTTTTAGCTTCAATGCCCGGCCTGATTCAGCCTTGCCCTGTCCCATACCCAAAATATCCGGGGAAGTCTCAGACATCATGAAAAATATCTCGACCAATTTATCTATCTCTTTAAATGCGTTCTCTAAAGAGGCATCCCAGACCACATACTCGGGTTTACCGTCCTCTGTGTTTTGAATCTCAATGACACCCAAACCGCTTTTTTTAACATTTCCCTTTTTATCCAATATCCCCGGGGGAAGTAAAAGCAAAGGATCAGAATGTTTGTCCAAAATGTTGTCAACTTTCGTCACACGATTGTTAATTGCGTAAAAAACCGAGGTCAAATCATAATAGTCAGACAACCCCCAAAACCGAGTCGTTGTTTTCCAGTTAGGAATATGGATCAATAGATGTTTATTAATTTTAGTATTTATCACGTTCTTCATGTTATCGATCCCCGCCGCCACAAATGTAGTTTTCCCCAAAATTTTATCCTCTTTCATCAAATATATCTCGTTGACGACTTTCCCTGCAAAATGAATCTCCTTCCTCAAATACTTCTTTTTTACTTCCGTCCCGTTATCCACTTCGAATGTCCAAGCCAGTTCTTTAACTTCCGGGTCTTCTCC